TGTATGTCAGGGAAGCCTTCATCGGCAGCTACCTCAATATCTATATAAACAGTTCTTACAGTATCAGCATCATATTTGATTTCACCATGATAATTATCATTAATATAAGTATATGCAAACATAGGTAAGCCATAAGTATTCTTCCCTTGAATGTCTGTATTCTCTTTTATATATTTTTGAGCGTGATGAGGGTTATCAAACTCCCTCTTCATTACATACTGACCTTTTAAAGTAGTAAAACCAGTATCGTAGTTTACCGGACCGGTAAATAGATAAGGTCTACAAGGCTCGGTATAACTAAAACGTTTACCGTCCTCGTAGCCTCGATGAAGGATTTTAGATCCTCTTATTTGAACGTTAGTATAGAATTTCAATAGTAGTTACCCGCATAATCATAGTATTATTATATACTCCTTGAGTATAGATATCAACTAGTTATGTTCTACTATTGTTCCTTCTTCAGTATTATCAGAAATAAGACCAATTCTCTGCTTAAGATATGCGATAAAGCCAGCATCCATTTCTGTTCTTGAATCTAATTCAGTCTTTAATGTGTCCCAATCAGCATCATCTACAGCAGCTATTTCATTTTCTGTTAAAGCATCTAATGCTTCAAGAATAATAAGAGCGTGCTGAATAAGTGAGGGAACAGATGCCCAATCAGCTACTTGACTTGATACAGCGGATTCTGCAGCCGTAGCAGCTTCATCAGTAGTGCCACTGCTTACGTGTTCGTCCATTTCTAATTTTAAAACTTCTAATTGTATTGCCATAGTTTCTCCAGTTTGATATATTTAGCTAAAATATAAGACTATTTATCCAAAACATAAAAAGCATAAAACCAAAAACTGTAACTTGAATAACTGATGCCCAGAAGACTTGTTTCATAGGATGTATTTCAGTAAGTCTCTCAACCCAGCTTTCACTAGGGGAGAGATTTGCTATTTGTAAGATTTTTTTTTCTTTCATCCTCGTATTGAGATTGGCTTAGGATTTTTTGGGCAATTAGACTTAAAAATATAGTTAGACGCTTGACGGACCTCTTTAGCATTTAGATCACCAGACTTATCATAATCAGCTCTATCAAAGAAAAATGTAATAGCTTTATAGTTACAACCTGCAGCCATAAGCTCACCTCTTTCTATAATTTCATCTGAATTAAGATCAAATTTTCTCATTCTCCAATCATCAGCAAAAGCATTAGAAACAAAACCAAACAATACTAATATGCTGAATGCTTTTTTCATTTTATATCCTTACTAAATTAAACAATAGGTGAAACCACATATATACAAAACAAGAAAGTTACAAAAAGAATAGTTAGTTCTGCTGTATTCTGAAGATCGAGCAGAGTAACTTTTTTAGATTCTTTGATTAATTTACCAACCAATTCAGTCATTTAATTATAAACCTCATTAATAATATAATATAAATATGTGATATACGCAGATATTTAGCTCAAAAAAAAGGGAAGCCTTACACTTCCCTAAAAATAACTTAATTATTTTTATTCTGCTAAAAATGACTTAACAGATATATCTTTTCCTATCTCAATTGTACGAGGCTTCTTTTCCTCTGGAATGAACTTCTCGAGTTTTATAGTTAAGATTCCGTCTTCGACATCAGCTCGTTTCACAATTACATCAGATGCAAGCACAAAGTTTTTATGAAAGCTTCTTGATGAAATACCATTCCAAACTGTGTTGGCTTTCTCTTTATCTGTAATCTCACCTACTACGGCGAGATTGTTTTCCTTAAGAGAAATCTCTATGTCCTTTTTACCAAAGCCGGCAATAGCCATTTTAATGAGATAATTCTCATCATCTTCTTTGATAATATCGTACGGGGGATAATTAGTATTATTAGTTAATCTAGTGGATTGAAGTTCAGATAGGAGTCTATCCAAACCAACTGAGTGTTGATAAAAAGTATCAAACAAATTGATCTTATTCATTTTTTCTCCTTAAATAAGCAAGTTAAATTAGAAGACCCGTTTTCGGCATCTTCATATATTATTTAGGCATTCTTTTTTAAAAGTCAACTAATTTTATAATAATTCTTTCACTTTAATATATGAACTATTATGTGTAGGAAGTTCTATATTTAAAATTTTTGATAGTTTAGGAAAATATCTTGAAGCAATTTTTTCGTCACCAGAATTATACCTTTCAAAACAATTAAAGTCGCCGCATATTTTTGGTCTACGTTTGTAAATAGTACAGCCTGTTTTTTTATCTAAATGAGTACACTTATGAGAAGCAAAAACTGTAGCATATTCTTCTTCTTTATAAATAACTGCATCACCAAAAGCTACTTCAGCATATTCTGCTGCTTCAAAAACGCGATTTGATTTTTTTATTGGAATAGCTGGAGCTACTTGGCTAAGACCATAGCAACACTGCTGACATTTTATGCAAACATCACTAGTAATTAAAGTTGGGTCTAATTTATTTCTTTTTTCCAATATTATACTTTGCTATTAATTCCCAATCATTCTTTTCTTTAAATGGAATGATTTTTATCTTAGTAATTGGGACAATAGGGTCGCTTGATTTATTTTTATCTACTAGCTTAACTAATCCCCATTCATCTAATAGGTTTGCGATAGCGTTTCTTCTTCCTTGATCTTCTTCTGAAAAAGTAAAGGGTTTACCATCTAAAGCGAATAGCTCTTTAAAGTGAACAATATAATATTTACCTTGTTTATGTAGTATGTGACATGATTGAAAAAGGGTATTTGTTTTTCTAGATGCTACGCCTATTCTAGTTAATGTCTCTCTTACTTTAAGAAAGTCATCTTCTTTTTCTAGTAATACCTCAACCATATTTGAAACTGCGTTCATTGTTTATTACCTTTTGTTAATCTCTTGCGCAGTTTTTCTAATTGAGTTTCTGATAGGATGTTTAGATACTCTAGAGCTTTAGACTCACTACACTTATAATATTCTTTTAATAGTTCTAGATCCTCATTCTTTGTTTTCTTGAACCACTTACTGTATCTCTTACGAGGTCTAATACTATTTAGGTAATAATCATACGCGAGCTTATTATCTATCCAAGGTCTCCTGTTAATTTCGTTAGCATATAGAATTGTATCAGCGTATAATGAAAGCCCTTTATTAACTAAAAAGCCTGGGTAATCTTTTTCAGAGTATCCATCTTTTAGTAAATTATTTTTCTTATAAGATATTGAATTAATAAATTCAAACGGATTATCACTCATTATTTTTTCTTTGTTCGCTCTTTAATTTCTCTATGTAAATAGTTGCATCCATTAACTCTTCTTGTAAGTGAGTTAACCAAGCCATAAAAGATAGATCATCTCTATCTGTTGTTGTATTATACTTCTTAGCCCCTTTCTCCTCACGTCTCTCGTAAGCTTCAATGACTGATAGTACGTTACTATCACGTACACGTCTTTTCTTAAAAATTTTATTTAAATTCACAATTCACCATTATTTCTGCTAAGCATGCAGCTAGATTTACTTCATGGTCAGCTACAAAAGCTGCCTTATATTGATAGTCAGCTAATATTAAACAAAGCTGAGGAATAGACTGAGCTTTAAATAAATCACCAGATTTATCATATAGTTTTCTGAAGATAGTATTAGTATCATTATTAATATTTTCGGCTACCCACTTACGTACATTTGTATAGTTTTTAGCTTTCATATAATTCATCAAATCTTTAATAGAGACTTCTTGAAGATTAGATAGTATACCTGTGTCTATTTTACCTACGGCACTATACCTTTGAATCTCATTTAAGATTCTTCTCCAATCTGGAAAATGCTTTTGAATAAAAGCAGCTACTACTTTATCTTCATACTCTATACCTTCCATCTCTAAGATCTTTTTTAACCTATCAAAGAACTCAGCAGCAAGCTTAGGCTTCTCTGCACTCTTTATATCAAAGTCAATTACAGAACATCTGCTATGCAGAGGAGATATAATTCTATTCTTAAAATTACATGTAAGAATAAAACCACAGTTCTTAGAATACTCTTCCATAAAGTTACGAAGAGCAGGTTGAGTAGAGTTAGCGTTTAAATAATCAGCTTCGTCTAATATAACATATTTACGACCACCTTGGAATGAGACAGAAGATGCGAATTGCATAATCTCATTTCTTAAAGTATCGATATTACCTGATAATGAACCGTTAATAATAATATAATCGGCATTAATCTCTTCAAGCATGGCTCTGGCGACAGTTGTTTTACCGACGCCAGGACCACCTGATAATATTAAGTTAGGAATATTATTATTAGCTATAAACTCTTTAAATACAGTTTTTAACTCATAAGGTAATATAGTATCATCTATTTTACGTGGACGATACTTCTCCACGAATAAAAATTCGTCACGTTGTTGCATAATATAAATTTTCTCATTTAGGCAGTCTTTTCAAGCCATTCGAGAACAGACTCAGGAGATGATTCACCATACGGATCTTCCGGATGATCATCTTCTTGGCCAGGCTCATCTAATAGCTTAACAAGAACACCGTTATCAATAACAGCTGCATATCTCCAGCTTCTCACACCAAAACATAAATTGTCTTTGCATACTGACATACCCATGCCGTCAGTAAATTCGCCTGATCCGTCTGGAATCATTTTAACTTTAGTAATACCTTGTTGTTCAGCCCATGCATTCATTACGAATGTATCATTAACTGATAAACAATATACCTCATCTATACCATGCTCAAGAAACTTATCATAGTTTTCTTCAAAACCAGGAAGTTGCTTAGATGAGCAAGTAGGTGTAAATGCCCCGGGTAGAGCAAATAAGACTACTTTCTTATTACCAAATAATTCATAAGATGTTACTTGCTTCCATTCACCAAGTTCTCTTATTTTAAAGGTTACAGCTGGTACAGCTTGTCCTTCTTCTATATACATTTTAGTTACCTCTTTCAAAATTAGATTTAGCTTCAGTAGCAATCCAATATTCCATTTTAGGACCGTATGAATTAACTGAAGAAAATTTAGCAATACCTAAATCAGATATCTCTACTAAATAATTATAATTCATTAACTTAAGATTTTCAACTTTAAAGATAAATTGAAATTCATCTTGAGTCTCTCCTACTTCACTTGAATAAACATCAGCAGTAGGATTGGAAGAATCAATAGCACTTAATGCTATCTCCCCTGAACTGCCTATAATAGCTATTTCAGGTAACCCCATAACAGAAGCAGCTCTTAGTACTTGCTGCATTTCGGCCCAAGATACTTCTACAGATACTTCAGGGTCTGGAAAGTTAATCTCTTTCTCAGGAGGAGTAATAATCATTTGAGGATCAGCATATGTATAGTTGATCTTCTTTTTATCTTTTTGAACAGTTACTTTTTGATCACTAAAGAATAATTCCGGCTCATCAAATAAAGATAAAACACCTAAGAATCTATTTAAGTCATAAATAGCTCCTTCACCAGGAAATGTTTCTTCAACCGTGGCTCTGGCCATAACTGTCTTTTGAGGGGATACAGTAGTAAGTACTTGCCCTGCTTTAAACTGAATAGAAGGATTAATCTGAGAGTAGTTCTTCAAAACGTTCATAGTATTTTCACATAATTGCATAATATATTATCCTTCTATTTTTTAGCTGTTTCAGCTACAGTTTTCTTTTTAATCTTAGATTCATCAGCAGTGGCACTAACTCCTACAGAAGCTAAATCACGTAATGAACCGCCAAATATCATAGAACCTACATGAGTTAATTCCATCCAAGGGCATAACCATACTTTAAGACCAATATTTCTAGCCCATTGACAGAACATATAATCTTCTGATAGATACCTATTAGAGTATTGTTTTCTATCTTCACCTGTTCTTTTTTCTGATAAGAACTCTAAGACCTCTTCTTTACCAGCATCAGGGTTCTTTTTATAAAAAGCTTCTACTTCATTTACTACGTTGAGATTCTTATCATCTATAATAGCATCAAAGTAAGCCATAATTTCTCTACTACCATCAAACTCAGCTGTTCTTACATGGTCAGGTTTATACCATAATTGAGGATAAGCATCTCTATACTTTTCAAAAGTAGGCTTTCTTATCATCATAAAACCGGTACCACCTTCTAGTACTTCAGCAGGTTCATCTAGTCTGATCTGATTATTACCTTGAACAGGATTAAATACATAATCACCTACAAATTTAGATAACACTTGAGGATCTTCATCAGCTACTCCTTGATCTACGGCCTGCTTAACTTTTTCCCAAGATATACATTTCTTAGCATAAGGTGCACATAAGATATCAAATGGATCCCCGTTATTAATTTCCGGGTGCCCGTCTGACATAGCGAGCAAAGCAATTACGTCATTAGCATTAAAGCCAATATCACTATCAATAAACATTAAATGAGTACAATCAGATCTCATAAATTCATCTACACAATAGTTACGTGCTCTCGTCACAAGAGACTCATTAAAGAGATAGTAAAATTTTACCTCAATATTATGAGCTCTAGCTACAGCTGCAAGATCGTTAGTAGACTTACAGAACATTCCAGCGCACTGCCCACCATACATTGGAGCAGCTACAAATAGTTTCTTCTTTTGTAACTCTTCTATTTTAACTTGTAATTCCATTACTCACCAATCTTTACAATAATTAACTCAGCAATATCTGAACCAGGTTGAATAAAGGCTTCACCACCATTAGTAATAAACTGTCCATTAATTAAGCCTTTAAATCCAGGCTCTAGAATAGTACTTACAACACTACAACCTGCGGCTAAAATATTTTTAGGTGTAGTTAAATAACCAATATAACCTTCAGGTATATTAGCATATACATCACTAGTAAATTCATAACTACCAGGAAACATATGATAGATTTCTCTTTTCTTATCTGGATCACCAGGATCTATCATAGTTTGTAATTCGTACGTCTCTCTCTCAAGATTTTGATCTTCAGTTAATACAAACGGGTTACCTTGAAAACCTCGTATTGTTTTAGCGTTAACTGGTACTGAGTAACCAGTAGTGTCTTCTACTCCGTTAACGTGTTTAATTGGGTCTACTAACATTATATACTCCTAAATATATTTTTTATCATGTTCTTTATTTAAACCATAATCACCATCATATAGTTTAATACTTTCTGCATCAAATAATAAGAACTGACCAAGTCTAGTTCCTTTTCTCACTCTAAACAGGCCACCATTTACATGTAGTGCACCTGCCATGACTCCTTGATACCCAGAGTCATATAGTCCAGAAGTTATAAACACTCCGTTTCTATTTAAAGTAGATCTAGTAATAACAAAACCAGCTTCACCTGGTGCTATTGTTACTATGTTCTGAAAAGTTATTTCGTAAGAGCCAGGTTTAAGGTTATAGTAACCGTTCTCATCTGGCTCGAGCACTCTACTGCCTCTATGCTGCTTTTTTTCTTCGTCTAAAATAAAATCTTTATGATTAAGTTCAAAGATCTTATCTAGTCTTAGATCAACAGCATTAGGTTGTATGTCTTGAGGTAAGACATTCGATAGTTTAGATTCGTTTCTATCACTTGCGATATTTATCATAATATTATCCAAAGTAGTAAGGGTTCTCTTTTGTGGTAAAGCTAAGCCCTTTATTCATTATATACTCATTGAAGTCCAAAGTCCATATCATATTAGGAACTAAAGGATTAGATCCTGCAAACTTTGTACTACTAATATTTAGCTTGTCATCAATAAACAACGGGGATATTTCATTACGAAAAAGTTGTATATCACCGTCAACGTATCTTAAACAAGCAAACGTTCCATCTACGTCGCTTAGAGATTTATCTTCAATCAACCAGTCATGAAGTAAACCAGTATCCCATTTCTGGCTACTGGAAAGAGTACTTTGCATCTCTTCAACAAAGCCCTCTTTTAGAATACCGTTGTGCCATAGAAGATCATGTCCATCGTTACGATCGCTAGGATGAATACTTTCCATGGCCGAAGCTTCGGTAGTAGGAGCTTGGATGTGAGCGACGTAATACATCCCAGCTGTTAGCTCAACATTATTTAAGCTAAACCGCCCCATACATTTCTGCTTCGTTAATAACTCTTTATTGTCAGGATTATATTCGGATATAGAAAAGCTTCTTTCACCTCTATAAG